TGGAGAAGCCGGGTGTGCAGTACTTCATCATTAACCATGATGGCTTTAGTAACATGGCCGCGGACTTGAAAGGGTTCGACGTTGTGATCTATGACGAAGCGACTGCGCTCAAATCACCCAGCTCACAGCGCTATAAGATTTTTGCTAAGTGGATGCAGACGCATAAGCCATGGCTGTGGATGCTCACGGGTACACCGATCTCACAGACGCCTGCTGACGCATGGACACTCGCACGACTTGTTGACTCGCCCACTTGCCCTAAGAGCTTCACGACGTTTAAAGATATGGTGATGCAGAAGGTGACAACGTTTAAGTGGACACCACGACAAGACGCGCTTGAGACATGCAAGAAAGTTTTGCAACCATCGATTCGCTTTTCGCTTGACGAGTGCAAGGATTTGCCGGACACTAACTTCGTTGGTCGCAAGACAGAGCTAACACCTCAACAACAAAAAGCGTTTAAGGAAATGAAAGACAAAGCCGTGACTGTATTTGCGGCGGGTGAAGTGACTGCGGCGAATGCGGCAGTTGTGCTGAGTAAGATGTTGCAAATAAGCTGCGGTGTCGTATACAGCGAGACCGGTAAGATTGCAATCGATGGCTCGTTGAGGTATAATACACTTACTGAACTACTTAACGAGATTGGTGACAAGGTCATCATATTTGTTCCGCTGAGAGGCGTACAAGATGAGTTGCAGGCGAAGCTAACTGCTGATGGATTTGATGTTGCATCGGTTCACGGTGACGTTAGTAAGAACGACCGCAATCAAATCTTCAACGACTTCCAACACACGGACAGGCCACAGATTTTGTTGGCTCACCCGAAAGTGGCGGCACATGGATTGACATTGACACGTGCGAAAGATATTGTTTGGTTTGCTCCAATTTATTCACTTGAACAGTATGAGCAAGCCAATGCAAGGATTCGCCGGTTGACAACAACTGGCAAGACGACTGTATGGCACATCTGGGCCACAGGCTTTGAAGCAGAGTTATACCGCCGACTCCGCGCAAAGAAAAACACATTGGCGGAATTTTTGAATTTGGTGCAAGGCATCAACAGTGACGATTAGTTAAACAGTTAGGATTTACTTATGAACTATGAATTAGCCGCAGAGAAATATCTGCAGGTGCGCAATGCTATCGATGCACTCGAACGTGAGCACAAAGCCGCTAAGGCCAAGCTTATGGAAAAGCTTGTTGCCGTTGAGAACTGGATGACTGCTAAAGCGCAGGAAGATGGTCTCGAGTCTGTCAAGACAAATTTTGGTACGGCCTACTGGTCGACACACCATACCGCGACCGTTGCGTCGCGTGAAGAGTTCTTTGCGTATTGCAAGGAAAACGATACGTGGGACATGGTAGAAGCCCGCGCGTCGAAACTGGGAGTTAAGAGTTTCATTGAATCCAATGGTGCCCCACCCCCCGGTATCAATTTCTCATCAACCCGCGTATTTAATCTACGCAAAGCTCAATCAAAGGAATAACATGAAACGTGATACAGCAGAGGGCGCTCCACTATTTGCGCAAGTAACATACAAATTAAGAGATGTTACATACGTACCTCACTTTAGAAATAGCGATATATACGTTGGCCCGGGGTACCCTCGTGCGAACAAAGAACGTTATAGCGCAGCGCAATTAATTGCAGCAGGCGCGATGGCTACAAGTAACCTCTTGTGGTCACGTGGCAATCACGGCGTAGTTACAGACAGCAACCCATAAAGGAATAATCATGAGCAACATTCAAACAGTACCTGCACACATTGCAGCCCGTATCGCCGCCCGTCAACAAGCAGGCACTAAGTCCGCAGTTGCTTCTGCCATCGTCGGCAGTGACAATGGCGGTGGTATCCCCCGTATCAGCATCCGCGCAGGTCGTTACCGCCTGAGCGAAGACGGTGTTGAGACAACAGTTGGCGTTACTTTGGACACCATCATCGTAGGTGCAAACCCTAGGGTCTCCAAGGTGTTCTACGCTAAAGCATTCGATGCATCGGCAGAGAATGGCCGTCCAGATTGTTGGTCGAATGATGGTCTCAAGCCTGACGCTAGCGTTGAGGCTCCAGTGCACACTGGTTGCGCTGATTGCCCTAACAACGTTCTTGGCTCTAAGGTTCTGCCCTCTGGTGCTAAGTCAAAGATGTGTGCTGACCAACGTCACTTGGCAGTCGTGGCCGCGGCTGATCCATCTAAGGTCTATAGCCTGACCGTGCCTGTCAGCGGCATGAAAGCTCTGCGTGAATATTTCAAGGACTTAGGCAACTACGGCATTGGCCCTGAAGAAGTTATCACTGAGTTGGGCTTTGATGATGCAGCTAGCTTCCCCAAGATCACGTTCAAACAAAAAGGTTACGTGCCAGAGAAAGCAATTTCTCGCGTAGATACTTTGTTGGCAAGTGATTCTGTTAAAGTAGCTACACGTCAGCTCGCTCCTCAAGCGGCAGGGCCTGCTATTGCGGCACCAACAGCGAAGCAAAGTATTGCGGCACCTGTTGCACCGGCACCACAGGTCGATGATGCATACGAAGACGAAACGGTGTCCCATAGTGTTCCACAGAGAACCGCAACGGCAAAACCTGTAGTTGCACCAGTAAAAGCGTCGGATGAATTAGCGGCAAAGCTCGACAGTTTGTTCGACGAGTAATAAAATAAAAACGTAAATCGCTCCCCGGGTAACGCCGGGGTTTTTCATCTAGGGGCATGTCTTGGACACAAAAAACTTTCTTACTCGTATATTTGCCCAACGTGACGAAGTCGTCATCATGGCACACAAGCCTGACCACACAGGCCAAAACCCAAGAGGGTTCGGTTGGAACCGCGGATCGTTCTCAGATATCGACGAAGCTGTTGCCAACATTTCAATGTGGGATACTGAACCTGAGACCACAATTTATTTTTCTGTTGGTGCGTTTGCAAACAACAGAGTGACTCGACCGGATGGTCGTGAAAAGATCGAACGTAAACAAGTGCAAGCCACTTGGTTCAAAGCATTAGCACTCGACTTGGATATTGGTAGCAAGACGCCTTACGCTACGAAGGCTGAAGGTATGAAGGCGATGATGCCTGCGCTTGCGTCTATTGGTATGCCAGACCCCATGGTGATTTCATCCGGCAACGGCGTGCATTTGTATTGGCCACTGACACAAGCTGTTAGCAAAGAACACTGGGAAAAAGCCTCCATTGCATTTCGCATTGCATTGGAAGAACAGGGAGTTGTAATTGACACATCAAAGATTCATGACCCATCAATGGTTCTACGCCCCGTCGGCACGCATCATAAGAAGCAACAGCCATGGAAGGAAGTCAAGTGTGTTGCGGACTGCCCAGACTACGATCCTGCTTCGCTCTTCACGATCCTCAAGCCTTGGTTCAATAAAGGCCCTGCGGCGAAGAAAGCAACGGCGTCCCGTAAAGGTGGTAAGTCTTCGATCCTCGATGCAGTACTTAACTCAAACGACGTCAACCTTGATGCTGTTGCCTCGCGTTGTAATCAAGTTGCTGCTCTTGTTAATAGTGGTGGTGTTCTCGATGCTGCAGGTCGTGGAGTCGATGAACCTCTATGGCGGGCTTCGCTAGGCTTAGCCAAACATTGCACTGATGTCAAAGAAGCTGTCATCAAGATTGCAGGTAAGCACCCTGATTTTGATCTCGATGCAAGCATGGCCAAACTCGAGCGTTGGAACGGTACTGGCCCAACAACCTGTGCGAAGTTTGAGCAGTTCTGTGCAAAGGGTTGCGAGGGATGCCCGAGCCGTGGAAACATTACAAGCCCTGCGCAGTTGTCCGTTGCGACTGAGACTGAGATCGTTACTGAAGCAGGTGAAGAATTCACGTTCACACTGCCCAAGGGCTATGCGATTCAGAACAACAACATCATGCGTGAGGTCAAGACTGAGATCACGACGACCGATGCAAACGGCAACGAAGTCGCGCAAGAGGTAATTGAGTTCGACCACGTCAGCCCCTACGAGATGCACATCACGGGTGTGTACCACGACCCAGAGAGTAAGAAGTCAGCGTTCAAGATGCTGACCAAATACCCGATGACTGGGTGGAAAGAAACAGAACATGAGATCACTGTGCTTGCAACGATCGGCAAGGACTTCTCAGGATTTTTATTGAACCAACAAATTTATATTAAAAATGCTGGACAGCAAGAAAAAGTAAGGAGTTATTTAATGGACTATTTATCTATGGTGCAACAACAAGCGCCCACAGGTTTGGATTTCGTCAACTTTGGTTGGCAAGAGGACGGCTCGTTCATGTGCGGGCAGACAGTGCTCGGCTCTCCAACTGGCACAGTAGACACACGTCTGCGTGGGCCCGCCGCCAATTTCTCTAAGCTCATTGGCCCGCATGGTGAACGCTCTGAGTGGGTGCGTGCCATGGAGATGCTTACCCTTCCCGGTACAGACAACATCCGTGCATCAATCCTGACGGGTACAGTAGGCATCCTTGGCCCTGTCGCAGGTAACGCAACAGCCATCGTGTCTATCTATTCACACGAGACAACAACCGGCAAATCATTGTCCATCATCGGTGTTAACAGTTTGATCGGTTACCCCAAGGAATTGTTCCTTAGCCAAAAGGATACAGCTAACGCGCTGTACAAGATGCGGGGCGTGCTGAACAACTTGCCATGCTGTATCGATGAGATGACTGCGTCTGACGACCGTGACATGGCCGACATTGGTTACACACTGAGCTCTGGTCGTGAGAAGATTTCAATGACGAAAGAGCGCGAGTTGCGCGAGCCTGCTAAGTGGTGCGGGCCTACTCATGTGACGTCCAACATTTCGATGTACCAGAAGTTTGAGAACGCGCAGTCGGGCAATGACCCACTGAAAGCTCGTTGCTTGGAGTTCATTCAGGACGACAGAGAATTTGTCGCTACCCGAGAGGATGGGCGTAGCAATGGTTACGACTTCTACGCGTTACTAGAGAAGAACAACGGTTGGGCTTTCCCTGAGCTTGTGCAAGTTGTGATCGACAAGGGCGGCCCAGAAGCTGTGTGGAACTGGTCTGAGGCATCGTTTAATAAAACGTTCGGCTTTGTGTTCGAGCCACAAGAGCGCTTCTACAGAACGCTACTTATTGCATCATGGGGCATGGGGCGCATTGGCCAAGCCTTGGGTATGTTCCCATTCGATGTTAAGCAGACCATTGAGTACATGATTGACCGTGTTAAGCAGACTCGTAGGGCAGCTATTGAGAATAAGTCAGACGTGTTCGACACCATCGGCCAGTACATCATGGAGCACAACGACCGCTTAGTGCATTGCACAGAGGTATACGGCACAGGTAAAGAACAGGTCACACAACCTGCCCCAGAGAAAGCCGTAGCACGCGTGAAGGTGGTCTATGACTCGAACAACCCAGTGATGCCGGGAAGTGTGATCTCAATAAACTCGACGTTGTTCAAGGCATGGCTAAACCGCACGAAGGACAGCATGGATCGAGTTGAGCGGGAGCTTGAGTCCAACGGTGCGCTGATCGCCAAACGCGACCGCGTGACAATGTTTAAAGGATGCAGGGACAGGAGCCCCGGCCAGACACACTGCCTGATCGTCAACCTGAACCATCCACGCTTTGTAGCTACGCTAACTGGCACGTCCTCTAGAGAACAAAGCCCTGTGTTATTGGCTGTTCTAAATGGCGCGGCTGTGGGACAATAAGCCATCTTTTGTGAGGACAACATCATGCCACGTGACTACAAGAAAGAGTACGCCAACTACCAAGGCAAACCTGAACAGATCGCTAACCGAGCTGACCGCAACGCGGCACGTCGGCATATGGAAAAGAAAGGCGTCGTCCGCAAGGGCGATGGCCTCGACGTCGATCATAAGAAACCCATTGCTAAGGGCGGTGGAAATGGCGGAGGTAATCTCCGCGCAGTTCCTAAGTCTGCGAACCGTTCGTTTGCACGAACACGTTCAGCAGGGATGAAGTAATTACTTCTTAGCCTTGGGCTTAGCGCCCTTGGCTTTGTCATGGGCTACCATTTTCTTGGCAGCTTTGACTTCAATACCTAGCTTCTTGGCAAAGCTGGGATTGTGCGCAGCGGCCCGCATAGTGCGGGCTTGCTTATCCGATGTGAACGGCATTACTTCTTAGCTTTTGCAGCGCACATACCCATCTTGGCGCACTTGGCAGGGGTAGGACAACCGGCACATGGTTTGAATGGTGCAGGCTTCTTAGCTTTGTTTGTGGCTGTGCGGCCACCGCGCATTGGCATTTCTCTCATGGTGTTCTCACTTCATCTTAGAGGTTGATTTCTTACCTTCGTGCTTCTTTTCCATAGCGGCATAAGCCTTTTTGGAAGGAGCCATCTTCTTCTCTTTAGCTTCCATGGCTTTGGACTCGCCTTTGCCAAATGGATTCATCTTTTTACCGTACATAGTAATCTCCAGTCAAGGGTTAGCGAAAGTTCGCGGTTTTTGCAGCAATCTTTTTGGGTTGAGCTACAAACTGTTTGCCTTGCGCTTTACCTGCACGCTTGGCCTTGGTCGTTGCTGCGTACTCAGCAGGACTCAATGATTTGATGGCGGCTTCAGGCAGATAACGCTCACCAGTTTTACTAGATGGCTTGCCTGACTTGGTACGCCACTTCTGGTCTGTCCAGTCTTTAAGTGATTTCTGAGAGGCTTTCAATCTCTGTACCCCCCACCAGCTGCCTTGTACTTCTTGGCAACGAGTTGTGCTTTACGGGCAGACCATTGGCCTGCACCAGTGCCTTGCGTAGCAGCTGCTTTTACCTGAGACACAATCTTCTTGCGAAGTGTTGGCTTGGTGTAGTTGCCAGCCGCATTGACTGTGGATTTAGACTTGGTAGCCATGTCAGCAGTTCCATGCACGCAATGATTTATTGATGCGAGAGTTCGGGTCTTTAGCCGTCTTCTCGCTTGTGAG